GCGGGTTTTGGTACCGGAGCAGGTGTAGGTTTAGGTACCGGAGCAGGTGTAGGTTTAGGTACCGGAGCAGGTGCTGGTTTAGGTACCGGAGCAGGTTTAGATACTGGGACAGGTGCAGGTTTAGGAGCAGGTTTAGGAGCAGGTTTAGATACTGGGACAGGTTTAGGAGCAGGTTTAGGAGCAGGTTTAGGTACTGGGACAGGTACTGGCTTGACTGGAGTTGGTGCTGGTTTAGATACCGGAGCAGATGCGGGCTTTATTGGAGCTGACGCAGGTTTACTCTGTGAAATGGGTAGTGGTCGTATTGGTGCCATAGATTTCACAGTCTTGGCTGTTGACATTTTATATTTATTATATATATAAATATGACAGAAGAATTTAGAAGAATAATAAGTATAATTCTAAACCCGTCAACGGTGTTTGTTAAGAAAGGATCTAAGGTTGTTGTCGTAAAAGAACCACTTTAACTGTAGTTTTTGTCTACGCCAACATCGTTCTCATACAGCATGAAGTTTTCCTGGAGACCATCTTCCACATCGCTTGCGTACAGGAAATCATATGCATTATAAGCATCAACACCCTCGTCTTCTACTTCCTCGCTGTCTGCCTCCTCATAAATCTCATCGGGAATTTCACCAACACCATCTTCTTCCGCATCTGCAGAGTCGTCATATGGCTCATCAGACTCCTCATACTCGTACATCTCCTCATCTACCGAGTCATCCAGGACAATCTCGTCGACAATGTCCTCGCTCTCCTCAGAGTCGTCAAATACCTCTTCTACGTCATCAACCACCTCATCCACCTCATCCTCTGGGTCCACAATGGCATCATCATCTTCTTGTGCAAACTCGTCGTCCTCATAGTCCATTGGGTAAGCGTGATTGCTTACCTTGTCGATACTCTGGTAGTTGTAATACCCCTCCGTCTTCTTGAAGAAGATGTTATACAGAAGGATGCCAACTGCAATTGCAAGACATGTTTTAAGAACATTGTCAAGAGTCAAGTACTTACTCAGTGTCATTATTATGATATGTATATATTTTATATTTTAATTTTAATTTTACATTGATATAAGTCAAGTGACACTTATATCGATGCACCAAGCATGTCGCAATAATGTGGGGGAGTTGTTGAAGAGTTTTTAGAACAATATGTATCACTAGAATCATGATGTGATCTTAGATTCTGTCGAATTTACTTCTTACCAAACATCTTTTGAAGGTCCTCTGCCTTCATCACGGTCATGCGAGTGTTCTTGCGCTTCTGGTATTCCTTGAACTGTGCTTCTGTCATGACAGGGCCGAAAGACACGGACACATCAGAAGGCTTCACGGAGCCGGGGGCAATGTTGGCAGCCTCGCTCTTCTTCTTCATGTCCTGAGTCTTGGAATCCCACTCCTCAAAAAGTGCGTTGTTAAGCATGTTGATCTGCTGAGGGGTAAGATTGCTGGTATCACGCATTTACAATAGAGTATAAAATAAAACAGTCATTTTTACGCATTCACCGCAGTTCTGATCTGTTGCCAACCACGCCTGTGAAATCCTGAGGAGCGAGCTTGTTAATACCGTTCGCAGTATCGGCATACATATGCTTGGAAAACAGACTCCTAAAGCGTTCAGGACCCGACTTGAACTCGCCGTTGAAAATGCCCTCGATACAGAAGGCGGCGTGCTCACCGTCCTTGGAAACAACTTCAGGGTGTTGTGCGGCGATTGAATCGACCACCGTCCGCTTCACGAACATCACGTTGAGCATGCGGATGTGCTTTATCTTGGCATACCCATCGGCACCTGGGGCGCTTGCAAGGTCTACGTTATAATTCATACCAGTGTTTTCCAGAGATTCGGTGGTAGAAGTGATGTTGGCGCGGACACGATCCCAATCAATGACACCATCGGGATGAACACCTATGACAACCTCTTTGTTGGACTTGAACGCTTTCATTGCAAACCCACCTGGGATGCCACTGGACCAGTGGACCACAAAGAGACCAACGGCGTCCTTGGTCTTGTAGAGATCTGTCAGAGCATCGTTGTTGGTGTTATAAAAGCGCAGGTCGGCACAGAAAGACTGATCTGCGGGAGTAGTCATCAGTTGCATCTGGAGGTGCAGAATGCTGACTGCAGCCTGGAGAGCACTATCAGGACGACCCTCAGTTACAACGCCAATGATCACTTTGGAGGGCATTTTATTAAGTGTTATACATTTTTTAGAAGGATTTTACGCAATAATTGGCTCAATGTTTTTAATGTAATCACATGATCTTGACCCAAGTGCGACCGTATATTATATTGCATTTGTATTTGTCGGAGAGTGCTTGACTAATACCACTTGGAGATGCGTTTGGATATCCTTTGGTTTTAAGATACTCGACAGCATCACTTTGGCTGGTATAATCATCTTTCTCAAGTATGCCATTGATGTACGATGCGCACTTCATCCGCGCAGTCTTTGTGCCATCATATTTCCCATTGTCATGAGAGTCCTTCTTATTGTCAGAAGCGGTGCCGAGACGAAGCTTGTGAGGTCGGAAGTCCTCCTTGTCATCATCTTCGTGGAGGACCATCTCTCCTTCCTTGGCTTTCAACATGGGGTGAAATGCCGCAAATGCCAGAATGTGACAATAACACCGCTTCCCATTGATTTTGACGGTTGGATACCCATTAACGGTATGTCCCAATCGTTCACCCCACATAACATTTTCTGCATGATTTGTAATAAATTTCACGCGATTCATGTTCGAGATCTTCCAATGACCCTTTTTGGTTTTGGAACCCTCAATCTCCTCCCAAACCTCACCCTCGAGATCGGGATATTCCTTGTACTTGAACCCGTGCTGATTCTTTTGAGCGTACATGCTGATCATGCCTTTGGTAAACTCGCGCTCTTTCGGCATCTTCACAGCGTTCATGTGAGCAACCCACTCATTCACAGTCTTCTCAACGCCATTCTTGGCAATGAGAAATGCAGCCTTGTATGTCTCTGGCATTATACGATTACTACTCTGACCAGATTTACACAACCACCTGATGTTTGACAGCGCGTCATTCTTCTTTTGTTCACTCTCAATGTGGTCGACCGTGTGTAATGGCGTCGGTGGCTTCCCCATAAATGTTGATGCAACAGCACGGCCTATAAGTATCATGCGTTGTTTTCCTTTGTTGTCATACACTGCACACTTGTTATATGAACCAATCCCATAACTTGGAGTCTTTCCTGACTTTTTGTTCTTGATGATACCAAGTGTGTCTATCGTGTACTTTTCGAAGATGACATGCGTTTCGTCTTCAAAATAGTATTCTAGTGTCTCTTCCATATATCCATATATCCTTTATTACAAGATATGGGGTCTTTATAATCACGTTTTTGTCGATATAGTATTCAAGCAAATCAAAACTTGGCGCGCTCTAGGATGTTTCCTGAGAACACATTGCTGCCCACGTGCGCCAGTGGTTCCGCAAGCGAAGCCCAAATACCGTCCTCGGGGTCGCAGCCAGACCTAGGGTCCGCGATCATCTGCTGATACCGGCGGCAGAACGCATAGTCCTCCGAAAGGTAGCGATGAGGAGGAGTGGGGTCGATGAGGCAGTCAAACAGCGCCACATAGGTATCTACATTCTGCCCTTGGATATCATTCTTGCAAGTGAGGTCCTTCACGCCCTCGGGGCCAATGGGGCCGAAATACCAAGCCATCTTCTCCAGAACCTCGCGAGACATCATCAGAAACCCAGTTGCGACATCCAACACCTTGACGAACCCGTCCACAGGGGCCTGGGGGGTGCTGAGGTTCAGGTTGAAGTCGATGCCCATCTGACGGATATCCTCCTGAGCTCCTGCGGCAATTTTCCGCTTGACCAGCGCCCAGTCAATGCTCTTCTTGGCATACACGGCGCTGGTAATGTTTTTGTTGAACTTTAGCAGACGAAGCACGCTCTCGGGGTTGAAACCAATGTCCGAATCAATGAACAGGAAGTGAGTGAAACCCTTGGTCTGCAGGAAACGCTGTATAAGGATATTGCGGGCACGAGGGATGAGAGACTCGTTGCCTACAAAATCCATGTAAATCTGAATACCATTCTGCGCGCACAGGGCCTGGAGAGCAATGAGAGATGCCATGAAGGTGTTGTTTAGCATGCACGCATAGCAGGGCAGACCGAGGTAGAGGCTCTTAGGAGTGGTTGGTTCCTGGACAGTTAGAGGTTTAGTGATAACGATAGGGCGGCGAGGTTCCTCTGGCATCTCGATGATATCTGAATAGCCCATTATTCATTTTACATTATAATTTTTTATAAGTTATTTTACGCGCAATCACATGATCTTCTGCCACGTGCGACCGTATGCTGTTTTGTTTTTGTAGTTGTCAGAGAGTGCCATACTAATACCACATGAAGTTGCATTTGGATATCCTTTGGATTTCAGGTACTTGGCGGCATCACTTTGGCTGAGATGATATTCTTCGTGCATGCCATCAATGTACGAAGCGCACTTCATCCGCGCGGTCTTCGTGCCATTGCGCTTGCCGTTGGTGTGCGAGTCCTTTGTATTGTCAGAAGCGGTGCCGAGACGAAGCTTGTGAGGCCGGAAGTCCTCCTTGTCGTCATCTTCATGAAGGACCATATCTCCCGGATTCTTTGCGACCCACAACTCAGGGTGAAACGCCGCGAACGCCAGGATGTGACAATACCGATTTTTCCCTTTGATGCTGATGGTAGGATACCCCTTAATGCGTCCAAAGCGTTCGCCCCATAGGACATTTTCTGTGTCTGTGTTTGTGATAAATTTCACGCGATTCATGTTTGAGATCTCCCAGCGACCCTGAGTGTTTTTTGAATCCTCAATCTCCTTCCACTCCTCGCCATCGAGATCAGGGTATTCCTTGTATGCGAATCCACGCTGCTTCTGTTGAGCGTAATATATTATCATGCTTCTGGTGAACTTGCAGTCTTCCGGTGCCATGACGTTCATGTGAGCGACCCACTCTTTCACAGTCTTCTCGTCACCATCCTTGACTACAATGAAAGCAGCCTTGTATGTCTCTGGTCGGTTCTGATTATCACGTTGTCCCAGTTTGCACAACCACCGAATGTTGGACAGCGCATCATTCTTCTTTTGATCGCTCTTGATGTGATCGGCGGTATGTTCGGGCGTCGGTGGCTTCCCTAAGAAGGTTGATGCTACCGCGCGAGCTACTCGTATCATGCGTTGTTTCCCATTGTCGTCACACACACTACACTCATTGTATGCTCTGATTCCGTAACTCGGTGTCTTTTCTGACTTTTTACGCTTGATGATTCCATCAAGTGCGTTTATTGTGTACTTTTTGAAGATGACGTGCGATCCGTCTTCAAAGTAGTATTCTAGCGTCTTAATGTAATCTGACATCCTGATATCACAATGTACGAGTTCTGTATATTTACATTTTTGTCGATATATGGCAAAATGACATTGTATGATTACTTTGACTTCTTCATTCCGATTTTTTCTGTCGTCACAACTTCGCGAGACGAGTCAAGCTTCTGCATGAACTTTGTGGCTTCTGACTCGCCCATGAAGTCCTTGGCTGCCTGTAGAATGAGGTCCTCTTTGAACCCGGTCTTCCTGCTACTTGCTTTCTTTAGGATGGTCGTGTTGCCAGCTGACACGGCATCATAGTTGTTTTGCTGCATAAACGCCAGGATGAGCTCTCCCAGCTCGTTCTTCTTCTTCTTCACAACCAATAGATCTTTGGACGCCTTGGCAATCTGGTCGGAGATGTCCACATACTCCTTCACACTCTCCTTGAAAATGTTAATAGACTCGGAAGACATTGTATACCCAACTTTACAATTTTTCTGCTTATGTTTTGCGAATGTCGATATACTTCCTCCACTCTTCCAGAGAGGAAAACTCGTCTGGCAGGACAAACTCCTCCGGGTTGCTCCTTCCCGCTGCTGCCAGGCGGTCCGCTGCCTCGTTCCCAGGGACGCCAGAGTGAGCTTTTACCTTGGCAACGAATACATTGCCAGACCTCTCGGCTGCGAGCTCAAACACGAACTTGGCAAGCTTATCATACTTGGTGCGTTTGTAGGCCGTGATGCTGTTCAGAGCGTTCTGCGAATCCGAAAAGATGAGGATATCCAGATCCTGTTCCGTCAAGTATATGCCTGCAAAGATTGCCCCGAGCTCGGCGCGATTGATGTCCCGGGGTTCGTTAACGCGCGCTGCATACTTTTTGGCAGGGCTGTAGAACCCAATTCCAGCTTTCCCCTGTCGGATAGATGCGTCGGTGTATGCGTGAATGGCGTTGGAGTGCTTGTGCACTGGCACAACAAAACCACGTAGAGCAGACATCTTGCTGTATAGAAACACAAAACTGTAGAACTCTTGTTTTGTCGATATACAACTATATCGACAAAAACGGATAATCAAAATTATATATCATTAAGGTATATATCATGCAGAAACTTGAAGACATCGAGAAGAAGTACTCGCAGGAACTGTTGCCCAACCAAGTGAGCAATGTTTTAAACAACACCCAGGCATGGGCGCGCAGAGCACCTATCACGGCAGCAAAACAAGCTGTGATAGAAACATTATTTTTAATTATGGCTTACTCGGCAATCATTTTCCTGGTAGGCGGCGACGTCCCCAAAGTGGTCAACTTGTTCAAGTTTGGTTTTGTGTTCCTACTTATCAACCTGGCGGCGCGTATGGTATCGGATTCCTTTTCTGACAAGATTGCAATTGCCGCGTTGTCTGGTCTGGGGCTTAAGGCGGCGTCCATGCTCGCGCCAAAAATTGTAGGTTGGTAATTAAGTGCGTTTGGCCTTGGCAGCTCTGGTTGCAACCTTCTGGTTTAGCTTCTGAGAGTTCTTGCGCATATGGTTCTGTAGCTTTACAGATTCCTTGTATGCTTTCTCGGCGCGCTTGGAGTGAATTTTCTTCTCTTTCTGGAGACTTGCTACAGTTGCCTGATGCTTCTCAACACTCTTCTGGAGCGCAGCAATGTTTTTTTGGATTTTCTTCACCATTCTTGCATCGGACATCTGGCGCGCTATTGCCATCTTGGCCATGAGAGTGTCCATCTTGGCCCGTGCTTCCTTTACAGCAGCCTCGTGTTTCTTCTGCTCCATAACTCTGCGGTCCACTGCCTTCAGCGCCATCGCAGCTTGTAGCTTGGCTTGTTCCAGATGCTTCTTCTGCATCCTCAGTCTCTCCCGCGTCCTCATGATACCGGTCTGGCCAGTGGTCTTTGCTGTCATTGGTGGTGCCATTTGTGTATATATACACTAAATATTTAAATTGCACGCAAAATAATCGTACTCACAGAATGTGGTTGCAGTGTAAATTTGCAAATAGCCGTGCGACCAATGTCGCTCAGGTCCACTTTGCCGCTGAAACCGAAACCACGGACAAAGTCATTCATCTTGGCAATGAGGACCTGCATTTGCTCATTCTCGAGGTCGAGACCCAGCTCGTCGAACTTCTTGCGGATTTCAACCATCTCCTTAACACGAGCTTCCAGGGATTTCTTGACCTTCATTATAAGATGAGTGATATTAAAATTCCTCATATTTAGCGAAACAACATTTTGTCGATATTATTTTATATCGACAAAATACATATTTAGACTGGTCTGGGTTTGTAAAAACAAATGAACAAGTTCCATTCTGCCAATGTTTGGATTTTCAACCAGAGTGTGAAATGTGCTCAGAAAAACGACATTCCCTTTGATTTGGCCAAGGAAGAACTCATGTCGATCACCGACAAGGCATGTTCGTATTGTGGCGAAGAACCAAAGAATTTCAAGAGGTCGCTTGTCGACAGAGCAATTCCGATGAATGGTTATACCAAGAGTAATGCGGTTCCTGCTTGTTCAGATTGCGTTCGCGCCAAGGGGTCGTGTTCTGCAAATACATTTATCGCCCGAGCTTGTCACGTTTCCTATGTGAATGGAGGCATGGGAAGAGTCACGGATGATTGGAACAATGTAAAGTTCAAGCCATTTGAACAATACAAAGCAGAGAACATTCACAAGAATTTCAAGCTAACGCCAGACGAATACTATGAGCTCAGGAACGGAAACTGCTCGTATTGCTTCAGGAAGACAACGGAAACGCATACCAATGGCATAGATCGTCTGAACAACAATGTTGGCTACGTAAAGGACAATTGCGTGTCCTGTTGCCACGATTGCAACATTCTCAAACTGGTGTCCACTCCGGATGAATTCTTAAACCATATGAGGAAAGTCGCTCGATACACCGAGAGCATCAAATGAAATCACGAGCAGCGTACTCGTTAGAAAATGCGCTTCTATCAACAATAGATACATTGGTATCCTCAGGATACTGGTCGGTATCATTGTTTGGTTTGTGCTCATCAAACAGAGAAATCTCTTCCATCTCATCAGACAGCAAACCGACAATATCATCTCCCTGGAAAAATTCTGGAGACGCGTCGACATGATAGTCGCGTTCTGGCAACACGCATGGTATCGCCGGTGTTATAGCACGCTTGACGCATTCATCATCTGGATACTGCTGCGTGTCATCCACTGGAACAATAGGGTCCCATACAGTATATTCCATAGTGGTATCTGTATATCCCTCGATGTCTCCAAGCAATGCCGTGACATTTCCACTGTAAGTATCTTTCTCAACCAACAGAAAGGCCTCATACGCGGTAAGGGACGTTCCAAGATGAGGTACAAAATCGGGGTCTATTGCTTGTACCGATTCTACCAGCTTTTCGAACAGGTGTTCTGTTTCTTCTGCTGAAGTATTTGTCCCCACGAGCGTAGAATACAGTATAAGCATATCTTTGACGGAATCGCCTTCAAAGACCATGGTTGTTATAACATAAACATAAACTTTATTTTGGATTTTTACATGGTCATTTGTGTCCCTTGATAAGTTTCACACCATTATTGTCGTCATCATCACTATCATCTGTACGCGACTTGTCCTTGGAGAATTTCCAGAATATCCGCGAGCCCATCTTGAAATCATCACGCATCTTTGCTTTCCAGTGAAATACGCAATCCGCCGGGTTGTTCGAAAGTTTTGTATTATCTAACACCATCACTCCATAGTTTTCCGTGCACGCATTCAACACCTTGTTAAAATCTTCAAATGACTCGAAGCACCCAAAGAACATATTATACAGTCGCCATCTGTTTGCCTGGATAGCCTCTCGACAAACCAACAACACATCTATGTTTGCACGGATAGCAGGGGGTCCTAGATCCGCCACATACTGGGAACTGAAAATGAGAAAGATGTTTAGATGACGCCCGTTCATGAAAATATACCGCATCACTGGTTTCTTCATGATCGACGAATCGAATGCCAAGTCATCCAGCACCACAAATACCCTGCCCATGTTTCCTTTCTTTGCGGCCTTCTTCTGTCTCTCCAACAGTTTGTCCAGCGCAGGACCATTGAAATCGTCAAAGACGAAGATATCTGGGATAAATTGCGAGAAGTACCCGTTCCCCGCTTCTGTACCAGACATAACAAGGCCACAGGGTAGGACATGCCGCTTGTAGTACAGAAGATCCTTAATGATGACTGACTTACCAGAGCCTCGGCGACCAACCACACCTACAATTGCTCCGTTTGATATTGTGTTAGGGTCAAACTCGCGAATAGATATAGACATTTAATAAACAAATCAAAATAAAACCCGTAATTTAACATTAATTAATTTTAAATGGTTTTTAAAATATACAGTATTTATATATATGGCGTCAGCTCAGAAAGTATTGAACAATCTCGGAAACAACTTCGGAAACAACTTCGGCACAGATAACTTTGGCACAGATAACTTTGGTACAGATAACTTTGGCACAGATAACTTTGGCACAGATAACTTTGGCACAGATAACTTTGGCGCAGATAACTTCGGCGCAGATAACTTCGGCGCAGATAACTTCGGCGCAGATAACTTTGGCGCAGATAATGCAGTAGGTGCAGCAGTCGGAGGAGCTTCCATATTTTCGTCGATATCCGGTTTGTTTGAAAAGGCCAAAACACAAGCCAGCAGTGGTATCACACCCAAGAAGATACTTATAATAATTCTCGTTGTCGTAGTAATACTGGCACTGCTGTACGCAATCTATTATTTCTTTTTTAGAGGAAACGCGTGTGAGTATTCTACAAGAGTCTCAGTTGACAACACATGGAAGTGTCCTCCGGGAACCATAGACACTGGTCGCGACTGGGGAGATGAATACGGCGAATCTCAATGTGCATCGTCCAAAGAGTGTGTAGACTATCTTGGTCCTAAGCCAGAGAGATGTATGTATACCACGCGCATACCCATAGGAGATTCTTGGGGTTGTCCGGATGGAATGACTGACACGGGTCGCGGTTGGGAACATGTGGATGGAGAAAAGCAGTGCCAAACCAAGGCATGTCCTCCTCCTGGAAGTCCTGTGTTAAAACCAGGGGAGACATCTTGTACATACAGCCTGAGAGAGAGCACGACCGAGGGGTGGAAATGCCCTACAAATACAGTGGACACTGGCCGGGGGTGGGAGCACATTGATGGAGACAAACAATGTGCTTCTGATAAGAAATGCGCAGATGCGCTAGGGTCTGTGAAACTTGCTCCAACCCCCCTGGTGTGCACTTCGCTACAGAAGGTCGTAGATGGTAAGTGTGTATGCGACGAAAGCAAGGGAGCTGTATCCAATAATGGTGTATGCGTCTGTGGTGAAGGATTTGTATGGGATGGTTCCAAGTGCATAAAATCGCAGATGTGTCCTCCTAATCAAAACAATGTGAATGGAAAGTGCGAGTGTGCCCCAGGGTATGAGCGTAACTCCAAGGGGGTTTGTGTGTGTAAAGGGGGGTATCGTTTTGATGGTTTCACCTGCTCTCCAATTCCTGTGGTACCTACTCCAAAACCACCCGCCCCCAAACCCGCCCCCAAACCTTCTCCGGGTCCCGGTGAGGGTCTCTTGAACGTACCAGGAAGGGTTACAAAGGTTGAAGGCAACAAGACAACATTTCTATTTACAGACCCGTCAGGCAAACCCCGCAGACCAACGTTGACTAGAAACAACGCAGGCTTTGCCAAGGGAGACATGGTTACAATAACGATCAAGAACCTGCCTCCTTTCAACTTTGTAAATGCAACAAAAAGTGGAAACCCCGCGCCTAAGCCCGCGCCTATGCCAGGACCAAAGCCCGCGCCTATGCCAGGACCAAAGCCCACGCCTACGCCAGGACCAAACCCCGCGCCTATGCCAGGACCAAAGCCCGCGCCTACGCCAGGACCAAAGCCCGCGCCTACGCCAGGACCAAAGCCCGCGCCTACGCCAGGTGGTCAGTGTTCTGGTGTAGAAGGAGGAGAGCCATTCGGTACCGATGGTGATGCCTTTTTCTCTATATGCGAACCTGGGCGGACTCAACCCACACAGATGCCATGCGCGAATGGTACAGTTTGGGATTCTAGTGTGAGCGTCTGCAATTGGCCCAATAACTAACTTTGATCGATAGGGTCGCTCAAGAAACCGCTTCCCCCCATTGCCTTGTCCACGGCATAGAAACCGGAGTCAATGGAGAAGTCTCCCACGAAAGTATCTGTACGCTTTTTTGTTAGCAGCATATATGACCCTAATGCCAAGATTATGGCAATGACGAGTATCAGGATGTACTTGGTATGCATGTTAGTTTAAGTTAATATTATAATTTTGATGATACGGATTAGAAGATAACGCTATCATGTCTGTGGTCAAACAACAAGTTTCTCACTGGGTCAAATGACATATCGACAAAAAGACTATAAAAAAAGTTTTTTTTGTTGCATACCATACCAAACAAACTAAAGAACAATGGCTTTCCGCGGAGAAATCATCAAGATGATTGAGAACATGGTGTCCTCTATCGAGGCACACAACTTCAAGATAACCGATACTATGAAGACTCACTTTGTGTCCTTCATAAACGAGTTCTTCAAGCACCATGTCGGCACCACCGACATCGACTTCAAGCTCACTCCCAACTTCCTGTATGCCGAGGCAGAAAACATTCGTGTTATGATCGCCTCGGACAAGAACAAGAAGTTTGAAATCCCAGGGTATAACATCCCTATGCGCAGTTCCATCGAGGGCTTCATCCTTGTAGATGAGATGGTGTGCTATGACTCAGTTCTTATGAGGTGTTTTGCACCCCAAGTTCCGAGCTCTACAGCAGTAAATCTTCCTCAGTATGTAGACACCCCTGAGAATCAGGCAACACCCCCTGTTCCTGTCCCCACCCCTGCTGTTCCTGTCCCCACCCCTGCTGCTCCTTCCACCGCCTTTGTGTTTAATAGTACTCCTGCCTCCGCTCCACCAACCACTCCTACCCCCGCACCGTCTTTCGCCCCTGCCCCCACGCCATCTTTCGCCCCTGCCCCCACGCCATCTTTCGCCCCTGCCCCCGCGCCGTCTTTCGCCCCCGCCCCCGCTTCCACCAACATCTTTGCAGCAAAGCTGACAACTCCCCCTCCTCCCACCAACATTTTTAACCAAACTCCGGCGACAACAAGCGTGGCAACCTCGCCATTTGCAGCATTTGCTTCTCCCATCTCAAGCTTCTCTCCCAAACCCATGAATACCTTTAGTTCCTTTGGCAAGGGAACCAACATCTTCGCACGGTCGGATTCCACTACCTCATCAAGTTAGAATGTCTAGAAAAATACATGGACATGTCCTTTATAAAAGCGTCGGCAACTTCTTTTGTAATATGATTTAAAACACACACGTGAGAACGAGAACCAACAGTGGCAAGAGACCATTTTTTTATGATACTCTTAGAGGGAGAATTGAAGACAATGATGGGAGAACGGACGTTCTTCCAAGGGTTGCTATTGGGGGCGCATTCCAACAACCGAATGTAAATATACTCGGTCATTTCAAGAGAGTTTTCAACATCTTCTTTGAGATCAACAGTATCAAAAAACTCATTCAGGAAGAGAGCAGTATGGCCATTACGACTCCCGCTGATAGTAACATCTCTCTGAGAAATAACTTCCTCAAAGTTTTCAATGTGGGAAACATGACCTTTAACAGATATGAAAACTCCTCCCGGAAAGGGAACTCCAGGCCACTTGTGAGAACTAATGCTGATTGAGTCCATGAACTTGTATGAGTCATACCCAGGCTGAAGAAAGGGCATCACAAAACCAAAGAAAGCAGCATCTGCGTGTATGTACACTTCGTTTCCAGAGAGACTCAGACTTATTTTTTCAACATTGTCGATGCCGCCTAGAAATGTAGATCCCACACTTGCCAGGACAATTGCGGGTCTTTTGTTGTCTACGCGTTTAATAAGCTCTGTAATATCCATTGCACCTGTTTCATCACTGGGAATCACGACTGATTCCAGCTTGAGAATGTTTGCCATCTTCTTGATGGAGTAATGAGACTGATCGCTATAGTACAAAACTCCATTAGGATATTTCTCACGCGCCATCCAGAGACCCTGCAAATTTCCCTCACTTCCTCCCCCGGTGGTATACCCCCAACAGTTCTCAATGTCCACGTTCCACATCTCTGCAACTCTTGTTATCAATTTTCTCTCATCTTCATGTTTATGTCTGTCAAACGTCCCTTCTTCTGCAAATGCATCTCCGGCAGAATTGTATGACATGTGAAAACTTGGAATAACTTTAGTAAAATTTCTTTTTAAAGTGCACGGATATCCAATTGCTATTTTTACACTTGCTTTGTGGACGTATGGTCGCATGTTAGTTTTACATATTTTTTATTAGGTAATTTTCAGCACGCTCTCAAGGGCAAAAATGCAGAGAAGCAAAACACGTTCGGTGTTTGAAGGGGGTTTGGCATAGTCATGCATCCGTGTCATGCTATTCATTATAACATGGTAAATACTATCTGCACCATCATCGTGATCAATCTCGTGGTTCACCACGAGAGACAGTCGCACGCTTCCGTCATCAGTAAATTGAAATACAGTTGAGACAGTGGGCGTTGACTTTACAACATCCGCAGCAGCATAAATAACGGCGTCCAATAGTTCCTCAAGAAGTTCCTTCCTGAAATTCATGGAATCATTATCAGGGTGCAGCAACCCATGAGAGTAACGCTCGCGGCCTAGTCTGAAACGTTCCAGGACAAGATTACTCACGTGAGAATTCATAACTGACATACAGTTTGTCGTGTAATTAAATATCACTATTGTCGATATATATCTATATCGACACATCTTATAATATAAACAAATCTGATGGTATAGTCATCAAAATGACTTTCCACGACTGGTCTTGGGTATCAGAGGAGCCTCTGTCCGAGCACAAGCTTGTCCTGAAAAAAACCGAGGAACTTGCTGTGCGGAAGTATATTTACGATTCCATTGGCAAGAGGG